AGTCCGTTTACGAAATCACTTACGTTCACGTAGAATAAGCTCTAGTCGAGCTAGAGCACCCCAAGCTAAATGAGCAGCGTGAAGAAGGCCACTATCAGGATCAACTTCTTCACCCATCGCTTCCTTTAGCATGTGACGGACCATAGCATCTGAGTACCGATTGATACCATCATCTACGCCCTCCCATCCTTTCCAAGCGTACTTCTGAGCACCGAAAGTGCTAATCTCAGCGACAGCTGAGATTGCCCTAGGAAAATACTCAATAGCTCCCCTGAAAGAGCAGGGCTTTCCACCATCGTACTTAATTGCCCCTGTACCAATGAGTGACGGATCATCTGTAGTAAATTCTTTAGTCACGAACTCCCTCTCGATCACCGTCCCGGCCAAGCCAGAAATAGTAAAATACCTCGCTAACTCTACGCCCTTTTCGATCTTTAATTTCCTCTGACTTGCATGAGTTCTTCGATTTCATCCAAAGCACTTTCTATTTCATCTTCAAATCGTTCAATGATTTCGGACACATCAATACCGAGGAATTCAACTAACTCAAACCCCTCAAAGAAATCCTCAATACGCTTTTTAGTTTCTGCGTCCACTAAGCCACTTTAGTCCTTTTACCTGAGAAGTAACCACCACAACTATTACACTGGTGGGTCTGAATGTGAAAACAAGCTGTCCTACGAATACCATCTTTCTTGGTATTTCGGCTCTGACACTTAGGACAGACTGTTGAACCAAGAGAACGCAAAGCAGGATGGTTCTCAATGAATGGAAGCATTCGCTTGTATAGCAGACCTGTTTGTTTCACATCACGCATACAGTACCGTATCATCTTACGACGACTTGGTTCATGTCCGTAGTAAGCCTTGTGCCACAATCCAAAACCTTCGTGTTCTAGCTTACCCTGCATACCAAGGTAAAGAAGAATATACTCAAGCTTATTACTGTGGAACCGGAAGTAGTTCTTAGCTGCCTTCTCTAGATCAATGCTTGTAATTGGTGGAAGAGGTGGAAGCTTATACCTAAGCAACTCTGTCCTAATCCACTTCAGGTCGAACTTGTCACTGTTCTTGCCTACAACTGCATCAGCCTGTTTAATCAAGTCCAACGTAGTCTGAAGCATTTCCTCCTGAGTCATATCCCACTGAGTAAGACACTGAGCTGGACCTTTGCCCAACCACTGGTACCCTACACAGATAATCTCAGGAAACTGCTCAATCTGATTGACACCGAAGTTTTGGTTGTACATACCCCAACCCCATTGGAGCGCAGCCATTGTTTCAATGTCTAGTACTAAGATTTTGCTGATGGTCTTTTTTCCTTAAACCAAGCTTGAGGAATGCTACCCTCAGCCCATTTGAAATTATGGAGTTCCGCCCATTCCCAGTATTTCATCTTAGCCTTCTTACTCAATCTGTTCTGTGCGTTCTGGAATACAAAACGAATATCCAGATGAGGATGCGCTCGCTTTACAGCCAGCATCTTCCTTCGCATGTCGGCATCGAAATGCCCTTTGGCTTCAATGATAATACCGTTCTTTAGACGGAAATCCGGTGTATAAGTTTTTTCTAGTCTGTATGAAAGTCGTACCGGCTCATATTCGATTGGGTGGTTGTACTTCTGACAGACTTCCCAAATCCATTCCTCAAAGCGAGATTTGAACTTAGGGTTTCGAATTTTCTTATTCGACACTACTGAACTTTTCACTTAACGCTTTGGTGGTAGCTTCTACTTCCTCTAGGAAAGTCTTGACTTCCCACTCAATGCGTTTAATCTCTTCTTCATCCCGATGAACACGTTTTACAAACAAACGCATGTGTTCAGGCAACTCTGGATTGTAACTAACGAAGTCGCACCACTGACGACCTGTACACGCCATCTGCCAAAACATTTGGTACATGTGTTTGTCGTCAATCTTTTCGGTCAGAAGAATGTCAATGTGGTTGGCCTTGATGAGACACTTGATTTCAAGCAGTCCATCTTCTCCCACCAGACCATCGGGACTTGCCCCGGACAGGGGAATGGTAGGATGCTCAACAAAACCAACCTCACTGACGGGTCCATGAAGCTCTTGGTAAAGATCGCGGGCGAGCGGCTCTTGTTCCTTACCCCACTCCATGTACTCATTCGTATACGGGTGTTCAATTACCTTACCCGTCAAACGTTCAGTAACAAGTTGGGCTGCATAGTTACGCCTAGAGGCAGCCCAAGAACCATTGCGTAGTGTCTTTAGAATATCCCCGATACGACTGGCGGTAACTTTACCACAACGAACTGCGTACCACTCGGGACTTCTTTGTTCTAATTCAGACAAGCGTTAGGCCAGATCGCTCTGCACCACGGATGGCATCACTACGTCGTGTATACGCGCGAACAGCATGGCCGTCTCCGTCATAGATTTCATACTTGCCAGTTCTTGGGTTCTTCTGAACCGTGTAATAATCGGTATACTCAATCAGGCCGAGTGCCCGACCAAGCTTAGTTAGGAATGTCATCGTTCAAATCCTCTTCCATCTGAGGCTCCATGCCATCAGGTAGACGTGCAAAGAACTCATCATCTTCACTCAGCGGCTCAAAGTCTGAACCACCACCTGTAAACTCTTCAAGCTTCAGTACACGCATCTTCTTGAAATACAGACCTTTGGTGGTACCGTAGTCAACGTAGCGAACTAGAATGTCGCACACACTACCATTACCAATCTCAACGTTCTGATCCCAAGGTCGTCCATATCCATCCTGAACCTCAGGCGGAGCATTCTTCTTACCATCTGCACGGTTCTCAAGAATAGTCAGACGAATGAAATCATAGTCACGAGGGTTCTTCGTCGGGGTACCATCAGCCTTGGTTGGCTTGTCCTTCTTGAACTTCTCTTCTAGGCCGTGCTTAAGAAGCTTGCCACGAGAAGCATCATCAGGATTGATTTCAACTGACCAGCTAGGTCCCTTGTCAAACTTGGGATTGCCGGTATAAGGACGTGCATCTCCGAGAAGCTTGCACCAATCAACAGAACCACGAATAGTAAATTCAACAGCTTTATTAGTAATTTCAGTAATCTCCTTCAATCTTTATACTTAATTATACCATGTTAGTTAGCATTTGTCAAGCATTATTTTAATGCGTTTGGCTCCATGTCTTGCCTACAGCAGCAGAGCCTTCAATCGGCACATTGTAGTCAAATGATGCCCCTGCTCTTGGAAAGACGGATAGTGCTAATTTTGTAAATCTTTCTACATCTTCGTTCTTTACTACGAATTGAAATTCATCATGTATCCATCCAACTAAATGTGTATCAATCTTTTCTCTTCGGCAAATCTCATCAATAAAAATGATTGCTTGCTTCATAATTTTAGCCTCATCGCCCTGAAGGAGATAAGGAATAACCATATGTGGACTTGATACTAGAACTCGGCTTCCATCGCAGAGAGTAATTCGTCCAGTTCTTTCAACTTCCTTCTGAAGTCTCCGAACAAGCATCGGCAATTGTGGTACGGTGTCGAAGAATTTTGCTTTAGCAGATCGAGCCTCTGGTAGCGACACATTTGCTTCACTAGCAATTCTACCGTCTCCCGCTCCCATAAGGGTAGCGTATACAATTGTCTTTGCAAGTGGACGAGAACTGAGGCCGAGTCGTTGTTTGTTTGCTTCATGGGGGTCTTTACTTAAAATAGCTCTTGTGAATTCTTCGTCGTTTAGGTAGTGAGCTAAAACACGGAGCTGAATGCCCTTAGCATCAATACCCACGAGACTGTATTTACTAGCATCACCACAAGTCCAAAGATCACGAGTTTCGTACGTCCAAAAACCGGCCTCACCCCGAAGAACTTGCTCAGTCTCTTTGTCCAGACGAACAGCAGGGATATTGGCGCTATTAGGGTTGTCGTGACGATACCGAAGGGTACTAGCCAACCAGAGATTTCCATGTATAGCCCCCGTCTTTTCATTGTAAGCATTGAGCCAAGTATTAACCATGTTGGCTCGGCTGTTAATTACTACCCACTTGGCTAGGAGTTTGCCCGCCTCGTTGCCGGACGTTTCCGCGAACTTGTTTAGTGAGTCTTCATCTACCTTCGGGTTGCCTGCTTTTGTTCTAGCAGTAGGCTCCCATCCTGTTTCAATAAGTTTCTGTACTCTCTGAGTTGGGCTTCCAAGGTTAAACTCAACCCAATCATACGCCGTATATCCCCCATCCTTACGTTTCCGTAACTCAGGATATTGTTGTTCATGGCGCGTAAAATTGGCAGTTGGGCTTCCGTCTTTCTTAGAATGCTGCTTAAATTCTGCAACAGGTAGAAACTGCGGTGGCCATTGTTTGTAGATTTCACGTTTTAGTTCCTCTTCTCTGGCTCGTAGTTCCACGTACAATCTTTCGGCCCGTTCCACGTCAAACGGAAAGCCGTGTCGTCTCTGTTTATTCTGTATGATATGCCAGCTATAAGTTTCCAGCATGGCCCCCCGTTCGGTGAAGCCAACATCACGCATCCGTTGTGTGAGACGACTGAATAACCGTTTGGTAACTGCTGTATCGTTCTCACAATATTTCCTCATTTCTTCGCTGTATTGAGTGAAGTCCTTGTGCTCTAATTTAGGAAACTTTAGCCTTTGCCCCCACGACTCCAAAGAATGGCCTCCGCTGAGACTAGGAGAGTAAAGCATACTAAGAACAAAAGTATCCACAAGTAAGCGTATAGGAATTTTACACTGCCACAAAGAGTTAAGAACGGGAGTATCAAAAGCCACAATGTTATGACCAACCAAAATAAAATCTTTTGATAGCCACGCATTGAATTCTTCCTTTGTACGAAATGAATGCTTCTCAGGTGTTACAGCATTCTCAACACAAACAACGAAGATTTGAGTGCAGTCGTCACGCAGCCCATCCGTCTCCGTGTCCAGTATCCAATGGTTCTTCGTCGGTGTTAGGTACAATCTGCCTCCTTTTCTTCTCTCTCAGTAATCCTCGTATCTCCCTCCAATGGTCTGATATTAGTTGATTGATCTGTTCATCTGTGAGGACTTCAAGCATAAGTCACCAATTCAAATAGAAGTTCTAACCTTTGAGCAGGTGTCATGGCATCATGATAATATTTAGAAGGCCACTTGATCGTCAGAGATACTTTCTCCATCCTCGTACTTCTGGATTTGTTCCATGTCCAGTTCTTCGAGACGACCGGTGATGCCGTTCCAGAAGAGGTAGCAAGCAGGGCCAGTACGACCGCAAAAACGGTTCTTTTCAACCACGACTTTGGTAACGTTCCTACGCCATTCGTTAACATCTGTATTGTCCCTATAAAGCTTGATTACAATGTTGGCCAACTGCTCAACACCAGCAGTACCTCTAATCTGCCCCTGCCTGTTCTGGTGAATTACACAGATAAGGGCGATATTGAGGTTCATACAAAGTGTTTTGGCTTTAGTGGCAATCTCGTCTAGCTGCTTACGTTCATCACCAGATTGATCGCTGACAACGATGCTAAGGTGATCCAGAACAATGTACTTACAACCAAGAGCGTGCATGTGCCTAATCTTGTTGAGGACTGCCTCGACAGAGTTGCTGCCGAAATGGTCCCAAATAACCACCCGACTAGAGTTAATACAGCCATCGTAGGCTTGTCGCAGCTCATCCTCAGTTCGCTCGGTGTCAGGAAGATAGAAAGGCTTATTGGCGTGAATAGACATAAGACCGAGAGCGGTATCATAGTTCGGTTCTTCAAGGTGG